CTCTAATCTTGAAAGAAGTTTGCGTTAGTATACGGTGAACGTAATGACGTAATGTTCCACATTTTCTTCCATAATTTTATCATTTCTGATTTTGGGTAGTTACAGAACAAGCTTATCCATGAGCCATTTTTAATAGCGTGATTTATAACTTCTAGTTTAGCATATAAATGTAATATGAAAGTGACAGCTGGTATCTTTCCTTTAAACGGTATTCTGATCAGCTTTTCTAGATCAGGTGAATTAAAGTCGAATAGCTGATAACATCCGTAATTAATGGATAATAAATTATATACGTATGACTCTAATATTCTGTATTTATCTTGAGAATAAATTTTTGATCCTACGTACGTATCAGCGTCTATTTTCGGTATGCCTAGTGATATTAAATATAATTGTATTTCGTTCTCGTGCAGTGAAATTACTTTGTATAATTCTTCAATTGACGGCTTGTAAACAGAATACTTTGATATTAGTCGAGATATGGCTGACTTTGAACCATCATCTTCAATTTGATAGGTTCTGGATCCTATACACTGAATTATATACTGCACATTATCTGGTAAAGTTGGCATAAATTTTTGATATTGTATCGACAGATGCGCCTCACTTATAATGAAAAAAGGCTTTATATCTCTAAGTATATCATTTATCGTTATTTTACTTGATTTAAAAGTTACTGGCTTTTGTAGCATAGTCAATAAAGCTGATATTTGCGCACGTCTTTTTTCAAGTGATATTGGTGCATATGAGTTTAACTTTGCCTTTTCAGTCAATGCTATTCCTCTGGATACTATGTTATTCTTTGAAAACAATAGCTGCTCAGATAATCTAGACACATAATTCTTAAATGTTGATGATGCAGCTATCTCATCAGCTATTCCTGACTTCTGACTTGATAAAGACATAAACGCTCTTTGTATGTAGACTTCGTCGTCAGTTGTTCCATACTCTATGATAAAGTCCTCCGAGTCAAATACTTTAAATGTAGAATTCGTAGTTAATACGCGTTCAGAAGGAAAGAGTCTTAGCGATCCTGTAATGGCAACTGATGTCATTTGCATTATTTTAGTTAAAATGAACTCTCTGTCAGTTTCAAATCCTCGAAGTCTATTCACAATATAGTTTGAGTATAAGACAGCCGCTTGATCCCACTGTGTACTCTGTCCTCTTTTTTCATTATTCAGTAAATTTATTCCAGCCCTAAA